CTATCGGGTTAAGTTTTTTTACTTTAGTAACCGAATGTTTTTCACCTTTTGATTTAAACTTTAAATCTTGGTCATTTGTACAAGTAAATACAATTCCTTCTCCAACACCTTCTTTGCCAAAAAACTTTCCAATAGGACAACATTCTTCAACTGCAATAGTCATTTCAATTATTTTATTTTGCACGAATTCTGGCTTATTAAAGTCAATATCAATTTCATAAGTTTCAAATTGATTTACATTGTAAATATTGTTTTGGTTGTTGTGTAAATACAGTGGTAAATCAAGCCAGTTGTCATCAGCTTTAATTCCAAAAATTACAAACATCTTTGGTAATCCGTTTATTGCAACGCCTTTTTGAATATTGCCACCGCACCACTCACCATAAATAGCACAATAATCATCAAACTGAATATTGCTAAACAAAAATGATAAATCAATTTTCATCATTTCAGCCATAAAATTAGCATTGTCTTCTTCTAAAGATAATACCCTTTCCCTACTTTGAAATTCTACTCTACCATCTGAATATTTTACAATGCCAGCATTAGTTCCGTGAAGTTTTACTGTGCCTTTAAATTTTAAAGTTGGGTAATTTTCCGTGTGTCTGTAAATCGCTTTACCTTCTTCGTCTTTTCCTTTGTAATCGTGTCTTGCTTTTACTTCTCTGATTACGTTTCTGAACTGTTCGATACTTGAATACTTTTTCATTTTTTTATTATTTAATTGATTATTTGCCTACGCTTTTTTTTGTTTTAATTTTTTGTTTCGTTCTCCGAATGAACATTTGTGCTAAAAATCCCTACTGGTTATAACACGGGTTTTGCGTCATTTTTTGCCTTTAACATTTGTGCTAACTTTGAACATTCGAGTAGGCAAAAAACGAACGCAAAGCCCCAAACCGTTATAAGCCATTTTAAGAAGCGACATCGTTGTCCCAACCTTTTATTTTTTTTGAACAAACATCCCATATAGCATCCATTACTTGTTTATGCCTTTCAAAATAAGTTTTGCCACACAAGTGCAAATACCCGTTTTCATCACCAAACCAAATATGACTACAACCATCCCATTTTATCCACCCTTTCAAGTAGTGTTCTGTATCTGATACTTCGTGATTGTCTGCATTCCAAGAAGTAACTTCAAAAACATTAAAGGTTGCTGATGCCTCAAAATCTCCTTCTTCAAATTCGATAAGGTAATTTACATAATCACCTTCTTTTATTAATACTTCCATTTTAATTAAGATTTGTGAAGAAAACGGCTTATAACAGCACATTGCCAAAAGTGGCGATTTAGTGCTAATATCAACTGTTGTGCTTCGGTTTAACATTCGTTTTTATATCAAGTTTAGTGCTTCGATTTCACCACCTTCGGCAATCTGCAAACCGTTATGAGCCATTTTAGGACAGCTTCACAATTATCAAATCTGCCTCTGACGGAATTTCAGAAACTTTAATTCTGATTTCATTTCCCCATTGGTCGCCTGTCGTTTTTAAATCTACTTCAACGCCATTTTGAATATACTCAATGATGCAGTCGGTTTTTATATCTTCCAAATCATCACCACCGAGTTTACCTTTAAAAAACTCACTTGTTTCTTTTGGGAATGATAAACCGTTTTCAATACAGAATTTAACTGCATTAAAGTGTTTCTGAAATTCTTTACTTTCTGTGCTTGAATAAGCTGTTACGTTTAATGATACTGACATTGTTTTTAAATTAAATTGTTAAGCCAAACACGAATAAAAACGGCTTATAACAGTGGTTTGGCAAACCTGTTATTACTTATATTCTTTGAGATAATTAACCATTTTTTCTAATAGCTCAATATCATCATTTACAAATCCTAAAGAAGTATTACACCTATTACAAAGCAACCCTCTATATTTTCCCGTAACGTGGCAATGGTCGACTAATAAATTATTAGAACTCCTATGTTTTGCTTCTGTTGATCCACATATTCTACACCCATTATTTTGTTCTTCTAAAAGTTCGTGATATTTTTCTTTTGTCATTCCATACTTTGACTCTATCCAATACCAACGCATTCTTTCTTTTTTCTTTGCATAAAAATCTTGGTGTAATTTTTTCCTTTTTTCAGGATTTCGTTTCTCCCAATCTTTATACATTTCAGCTTTACAAACTTTACAAGCTCCAGATGTTTTACCTTTACTTTGGTAAAAATCTGTTCTTGGTTTTTCTATTTTACATCTACAACAAACTTTAGTATCCATATTCTTACATTGGTTTGGTACAAAGATACAAAAAATTATTTAACAAACCAATTTTATTTTTTAATACCGCCACAAGCCTTTATACTAAATTTCAACATTGTGCAAGGCGGTACTTCGCAAAGCCCGAAAACGTTATCGGTCAGGCTAAACGACCACCATAAAGTTCATCGCCTTTATCAATGACTTGTTTTTCATATTCTGACAATTTTTGCAAACCTTCATCTGTGATTTTAGAAAGTTTCATTACACCTGTTTTAATAATAGTTCCGTGAGGTGTTGCAAATAATGGTATTGAATACATTTTGACACCATTTATTTCGCCCCAAGAACCATCTTCGCTTTCATCTACAATCTTTCCAACCGCTTCACCAAGCATACAAGGCATTCCTTTGTAGTATTCTGTTATTGGATTTTCTGACATTGCTAAATTCATTTTTTTGTTATTTAAAATTTGACACCCTTGATTACCCAAGCCCGAACCGCTAAGAAGGGTTTGTAGCAATAGGGGCAGAAGTGCAATTTTTGAGCCTTAGTACTTCTATTAGGCTGTGGTGCTATATTGAACAGTAGTGCTATAAATCCCCTACTGCTACAAGCCCCGATACGTTACAAGCAATAAACTGCCTACGCTCCTGTGTTTGCTAAAAATAGCGTGTCCTTAAACTTGTTATTAAATTCTTCATTTGAACGCCAAAAGAAATAATCATTTTCAATGTCCCACCAAAAGTCAGAAGTTCTATAATCTTTATTTCCTTTTAAATAAGCATCTAAATCGCAATATCCTTTTAGCCTTAATTCTCTATCAGCAAGTTGATCCAGTATTTTTGGCAACTCGTCTTTATCGGATTCTTTACACAAAATCATTATTGGCTTATCCTCAAAATTTTCAAAAGTAAATTCAAATTGAACATACTCCTTTTCGTTTTCTCTTGTCCTTTGTAATGCTTTTGGTAATGCTCCCCACTCAAACTCGGCACTTCCCATATAGTCAAATCCAAGTAAAGTATCAATTCCTTTTCCGCTTCTATTTTCAAATTTTGCTCTTTGTATTAAATATGGTCTTATCATTTCGTTTATATTTAAAGTTTGTATCATTGATTGCTTCTCTAGTTTACTGCTTGTAACACCACCTTTGCGCTATTGAAGAAACAGCCTTTGTATAGTTGTTTCTATGCTGAATGAAAACATCTTTTATGATCTTACCGATAGCTTGTTTTAATTCTATTTGTTTTAACTCTTGCATTTTTACTGTGGATATAAATTTATGAATTAGAAAATAAATGAATCTTTTTCCATTTTATAAGTATCAACTACAAAATATAAGCCTTTATCATTTTCTAATAACTGTAATTTCAATTGTTTATTACCGTTATACTCTGTGAAATACTTTTCATTTTCTTTGATGCAAGATATTAACTCGTTTGGGCTTAATACTACACTTGCTTTGACAAAGGCTGGAGCTTTGTCGTTTGGTTTAAAGAATCTAAACCCTTTTAAAAATACTTTTTCTGTTGCCATTTTATTTTATTGTTTTTAGTTTATTTTTAATGTCTGTTTGTGTGTAACTATTTCCTGCTTCAATCGCATCTACTTGTTTTCCTTTTAAATTCTCAATCCATTTTGTAGCCTGTTCCTGAGTGCAATCCATCATGTTCTTTTGAATGAATGTTAATTGTGTGTCATTCAACGTACTAGTTTGCATTAAGCCTTCAATGATACTTATTTGAGTAGGTGTAATTTTATCTACAATAGGCTTATTATTACTTGCTTTATTCCCATCGTCATCTTCAGCTCCTACGTTTACAAGTGATTGTAACCCATAACGTCTAGCATAAGTAATTCCACTACCTTGACTTTGTGCATCGTTAATCTTTGAGTAAATTATCTCAGTTAAACTTTCAAATGTTTCTCCACTCTCATGAAGTAATACAGTCTTAACGTAGTTCTTCCCTTCAATCGTTACAGTAGGTTGTAATACTACTATTCCGTTTGCATTTAAAGACGGCATACAAGCCTCTCTAATTGCATTTAAGTCCGCATAGGAACTTTTAAAGAATGGGTTTTTGCTATCTTTTGTAGCATTGCCCATTTCTTTTTGAGCCTTTAATAAGGCGGCTGCAATTTGTTTCATTAGTTTGTTTTTAGATTATTACTTTTATTTTATTTTCTCTCCAACTATTTTTAAATTTTTCATGTGGTATGATCAACCCATCATATTCACTACACGTTTCTTCATTAACACAACTTAACTTATAGTCCATTCTCATTTTTTCATTTTTAAAATTTGAAACTAAAGAAACTCTAAATTTCTTTAAATCTCCGTTAACAAAAAACTCACACAACATAGGTAGAATATATTAATGATAAATCGTTTAAATATTTTTTATTTTGTTCATTTAATGGTTTTTCTATTTCAATAAACAACTCACTCTCTACACCTCTAATATAGTCTATTCTAGTTTTTTCATTATTTAACTCAGCCCTTTTTTCTTCAACAAAATCAACTATAAAATCTTGCATTCTATGATATGTAATGTTTAAATCTTTACAAATTTTCTTATGTTCTACTCCAGTCCAATACATTTTTCTTGCTTGTTCTTTTTCTTTCATTTGGTTTTTATTATTTCGTGAAAATATACAGCACTATCAACAGCCTCTTGAAGTGTTTTAATATCAAAGTTTTGTCTTAAAATTATACTATTTTTTTCTTTTAATTTTTCATCAAATTTTTTATAACTATCCATCCTCTCTAACAATATACAAGTATGTCCTATGTATACTATACTAACTAGGCTTACAATTAAGAACCAGTGTTTATTATTTGTTCTTATTTTTTGTTTGTGCCAATGGTCTACATCTCGACCCTGCAAAATTACATCTCTAATATTTTTCATTTGATTTGTTTTTTATATAATTAATTAATCTTAATGCTGCTCTACAATTAGCCTCTATTTGTTCATAAATTAAAATTTTTTGTTCTGTAATTTCACTACCTTGCAAATTATCCCATATTTTTAGATTATTCAAATACCTCTTCATTCTAATATTTGAATAGGCTAATAGCTCTTTGGCACGTTGCACTTTTTCTAATTCCATTTTGTTTGGTTAATAATTTCTTTTAATGCACAATGAAAATTGAAGTCGTATTTTAACTTGTCATTCGTCCATTTATTTAGCTTCATTAAATAAATCACCTCAGAAGGCTTCATTTGCATTACTAATAACTCTTTAATATTAGCTAATAGTATAGGTTGTATCATTTCCATATCTTATAATTATTAAAAGGTTGGCTTCGCTCATAACCGCTGCCGTTCAATAGCGGTATATATTCTCAGTGTGGAGTGGCAATTTCTGGCATCTCACCAACCTTTATTATAAAAGCAGTGCAGTACTTTCTTTCGATTTCTTGCACTCGCTAAAGTTAGTTAAATAGATCTTTTTGCTTCTTCACCTCTTAAAAACCACGCTAATGCACTTTGAGGGTAAATTTTTTGATACACTTTTATTTTTTTGTCAATAGCTTCAATAACTGAAATGTTAAAATTTGCTGCCATTTTTTTAGAAGAAAATAATAAATCATTTACCATTTCTTCATTTTGTTGCATTGCGATTGTTGCGTTCATTTTAGCGAGTATTAAAGGTTTGTTATTAATTATATATCAAATATATATTAAATAGTAATACGAGATACATTTATTTTTAATAAAACACATAACTCATTGATAATCAATTAGAAAATTTTACTTAGAATGTTAGTTTTTTTGATTATTATGTAAAAAATAATAGCAAATATCCACCAATAATCAAATATAAATATTTTTATTTTATCTAAAAAGCTTATTGTTTTCAGCACTTCTATCTTATTTACCTGAACAGGATAGTATTTATATATAGTATCGGCATCACATTTACCACTTATATACACCGTGGAATCACGATTAAAAAAGTATTTAACCGTTAAATTTTCTTTCTTTAAAACAATAGTATCGTGTTGATAGAAGTGGAATGTGCTATCTTTTGAAGCCTCCCCAACTATTATAGTATCTACCCGCCAAACAGTATCAACACTAATTAAATGTGGGTTTCTTTTTATTATTCGTGAAATACGCTTAGACGCATCACAACTCGTTAATAATATTAGTAATAATATTATATTACTTTTCATTGTAATATGCTTTTATTGCAGCATCGGCTAAAGCCCCAACAATAAGACAAGTAACTCCAACCCATTTATAGTCATCTATCACAGCCCCTATGCCTATTGACCCTGCTGCATATTTCAAAAATACTAAAGTGTTTTTCATATTGCTAAATAATTTGAGTTTGGTAAAAATCTTTTTTGATTAAATAAATTTAATAGTTCAATTGTTGAATATCCAAATGTTTTTTGAAAATGTGGCGCATCGTAAAATTTCCAATCTCCACCCCACTCCCATCCATAACGCTTGAATATATCTACTACTTCTTGCCAATCACTTTTTCCATCACCATCAAAATCGGTTTTTACATCCCACGAAACACTCTCATAGCTTTCGTTTCCATCTTTATCAACTACTAAAACAATATCAATTGCCAACCCATAATTATGGTATGATTGACCTCCTTTAGCTTTTGTTACTTGTGGCTTTGAATTAAACAGCGCGTCTTGTTCTGAAAATGTTCTAAGTGTATGAGTAAACCTACACATGGCTTTACCTTTTAAGGCTTCGCAAATTTCTTTATAAATTTCATTTACTTCATCCCTTAATTTAGGATGAAGTAAATTTATTCTGTCTAATGTTACTTTATCCATTGTTATTTTTTTTCCATTCACTTCTCCACTTCCAAGTAGTATAGCCTATTGCAGCCATTAATGAAATTATTTTTAACCCAACTTCTACATCTGTAAAGCTTATTCCTATCGCTGCGAAGTGTGTTAATATTACACCTAGAACATCTGGATGTTCGTTTAAAAATTTTGTCATAAATTAATTTTCTAAAGATTTTATTAACTCATGTTCAATTAAAATTATAGCCTGTTCGATTAATAGGTGGTCTTGCTTTGTTCCTATAAATTTATCGCATGCCTGTTTTATAATTTCAATTGATTGCTCTTTTGTTAATTTTTTTTCCATTAGTTTATTGATTTTAAATAATTATTTATCTCTGTTTCCCTTTGTTCATCAACTTCGTAACCAGTTGACTCATTAGAAGAAATAACATCTAAATAGCGAAAAAAATTATCTGCTATACTTTCTGTATCTTTTATTTCTAACCGAATTTTAACAGAATATTCTTCATCTTTAGTTTGTGTTTCTCCTTGAAACTCGGTACTTATTAATATATATCTCATACTATGCTTTTGCTAATAATTTATATGTCGTTCCATTAATTACTATTGTTACGCTCCTATCACTTGTAAGTGCTTCTGTTGTTACTGTTTGCGTTAATTCTACATTGTCAGAAAATGTATGTTTTGCCCCACTACCTACTGCATTGTAAGTAGTTGCTCCTGTTGCAGTAACTTGTATGCTTAAATAATTAGATGAGTCATACCCCACTCTTACCTGTTCTGTTGTACTATTTACGTGTAATGTAGTACTTGGGTTGGTTGAGTCGCCAACTCTCATTCCTGTACTAGAAATAGCTACTTTTGCAGCACCTCCAATTGTAAAGTAAACATTTGAAGTGCCATTCAAATAAGTCGTTGAACTATTTCCTAAGAACCCAAAATTACTTGTGCTTGGCGTTGATTGATTGAACCAAATTGAAGAAAATGTAGCATTGTAACTACCTATATCAATTGTGTTTGTTCCACTGCCTATTCTAAAAGGAATTGCAAGAGCCCCACCAGGTGCAGTTGTAGTGCCTAATAACAGTTGATTAGAATGGAATAATGACATTCCAATTGTTGTTCCATTATTGCCAATTCCCCACTCGTGAGCTATACCAGCTGTTACACTTGCGTTTGTTGATCCTACATTTGTAATTTTACTTGTATTTGCTGTACCTCCAATAATTTTAGGAGTTGTAATGTCAGTTACAAATATTGGGCTTGTTCCCATTGCTACACTCGTGCCACTACCTGTTAATGTATATTCGCCAACTATACCGCTATTATTATATAATATTCGTGTATTAGTTCCACTAGTAATTGTAGATGTACCTATTGTTATTCCTCCCCCCCCACCTACATCAGATAAATAGGCAACAGTTTCTCGACCTCCTGCATCAGTTAAATACATTCTGTTGCCGTCCCATTCTATGCTGCCTTGAACAGGCGTAGTAAGTGTTACTCCTGTCGTAAGCTCGGCAAATGGAACTTCATCAGTACCTGCTGTAAATATTATTTTATTATCCAAACCTACGACCCCCGTTAAAGATATTCCAGCAGCACCATTTATCCTAACAACATTATCAGATTGCAAAGTAGCATCACCACCAATAGCATCAATAGTTATAGCCCCTCCAGTAGAATAAATATCAGCAGTTAATCCACCCATATCTGCACTAGCAGCTGATAGCACAGAAAATGCGCCAGAAATACTAGCCGTTAAATTAGCACCATTATCATTCCATGATCCACTAGTTACCGTTCCTACTCCAGTGTATCTTACAGATTTATTATTTGCACCAGCACCAGATATATATGTAGATGTATCTAAAGCCCATGTATTTAATGCTGTCTTCTTTAAGAATGAAGTTACTGAATATCCTAGAGCTGCAATAGATGTTAAATCAGCATCTAATGGTTGGTAAGTAGTTGCCGCTGTCGCTGTATTTAACTTTAATGCTAATGCATCAAATACAGCATTCTCGCTAGGTGCGGTTGTTGTTACACCGTCCGTTATTGTTTGTGTTACTTGGCTGCTTATATTTATGTCCATAATATATTTACTATTTCTGCATCTAAATTACTTGATGCTGTTGTGCTTTGTAATATTCCATTTAGATATACTCTTATAGTGCCAGCGGCAGAGCCGCTAACTATACCCGTGCAACTGCCTGTACCTTCATCCTCACTAGTTGTTCCATCGTAAGGTATTACGCACCTATCTGCCGAATAATCTAATTGTAATCCTACATTAAACGTCCAACCTGTTACATCGTCTGTAAATCTCTCGCTAAACGATTCTAAATTTACTCCATTTGCATCAAAAAACCAACCATAATTTTGATGGCTTAATTGTGCAACAACATCTTTACTTATCTCTAAGACATCACTATATATATCGTTCCTATTAGCTCCTCCTTTTTTTTCAATATCCATTATAATAATTGAAAAATCTAATGTTTCAATATTACCAGATATACTACCATTTGGAGGCACTACCCACATTAACGGATAGTCAATATCTCCAGAAGAGTTTATGTCAAACAACTCACCAAAACCAAAGCTATTTATCTGCTTGTGGTTTGTTGCTATTGCTCGAAGCCTCTTTACTATTTGGTTTAATGTCATGTTTTTTTTCTAAATAATCTCTAACTTTTTTTTCTAAAGCCTTACTAAAATTTCCTTTTTTTTTCATATCTAATCATATTTTCTATTTACTTTTCGCACACCTAAATATATACCTTGTGTATAATTGTTATTATTTGGATGTATAGTATCATACCCATCACCAGAATTTTCATACAAAGGGTATGATGTACAATTTTGAATTAAATATTTTGTTATTCTCTCCGAATAAAATTCGGCTCTTATCTTACAATAATCCATAATCCTATCCAAATCAGTAGTAGCAACAGTTTCAGAGTTTTCTGCCGTTTTTTTATAAATACTTTTATTAGTAATTTTAAAAGTAAATATCAAAGCAGAATCAAATAATACCCAAAATTTTAACGCTGGTTTTACGTAGTCATTTAACAATGTTCTATTCAAAGCCGTTACCGTATTCGCTGTTATTTGTGTTTTTAATTCATCAAATAATCCAGTCCCTAATATTGGTAATATTCTTAACTCTTGAACGTCTAAAATTTCAGAACGTAAAAGATTTACATCCACATTTTCATCAATGAATGAATTATCTTTTATATACGTTTCACTTATAAATGCTACCCTTGCCATGTTAATTATCTACTAAAATTAAATCAAAACTACCAACTACAATCGTGTTGTTTGCTGTTGCCGTTCCTGTTAATTTAATTATTGATTTTTCTGTTATCACTAAAGGTGTATCGTAACTAATCACATCAGTACTTTGCCCTGCTGCCGTTAATAACAAAGTGTTTTTTAAATTAAATACACCTCCAAATGGTTTTATATACAAATCTAACTCTAAGCTCGTGCCCCCACTTATTCCCCCATGAAATTGATACAAGTAAGCTGTTTTATTTGCTGGCACTTGATAAATTCCAAATTGACTTTGATTTTTTGTAGCAGAAATTGTCAAGCTTATTGTTCCATCTGTAACCGCTGTTGCGGTTATTGTCCCTACGTTTGAGCCTGTTGAGCCTGCCGTATTTACAATCGCTCTATGTATAATTGTATAGCTATTTACTGTTGGCACAACCGTTGTACCATTCATTGTTAGCATTTCTGAAATTTCTAAATACGAAGCATCTAATCCACTAATGGTTAATGTTCTTGCTCCAGTCCCAGCACTTGCATCATTCACATTTGAACTAACTATGTTGTGTACACGTGCAACTGTTGGAGCTACCCATGTGCCTCCTGTTCCCCAAATATCCTCCGTTCCAACATCTATATCCGCATTCTTACCAAATTTATTTACAGTTGAAAATCCTGAAAATTTCCCTTGTGCAACCATGAATTTAAAATCAACTATTCGAGTAATACTTGCATCCGCATCTTGTTGTGCTGATAAATTCAAAGGGCTTGTTAAGGCTGTATGATTACCAAATAAACATTGTAATCTTAAATAACTTTGATTTGAGCCGCTGTTATTGTACATTCTTACTCTTACATAAGCCCTGCTATTTGTTAATCTGTGAACCTCATTTATACTCGCTGCAATTGTATATGTTAATGTACTATCTACATTCACACCGTCAACAGAATAGTCTACATATAATAATCCTGTTACGTCCGTTTTTAAAGAAACTATCAAAGATGGATAATGCGCAACATTCTCAAATGTTCCAGTATATGTTGCTCCATTTACTAGAGCGGTGCTTGTCCAATTATTTATACTTTGCATTTACTTTATTTTTATTAATATACTTGACCATATATGCCTACAATATGGAACATTAGCTCCATTCTTATTCCACCAGCCTCCTCTAAACTCCCAAACATTTGACCCTAAATCATTTGTCATATTCTCTATGTCGCTACGACTATAAGCCCTACCGCTATTAGCATCTTCTATCATGTCCTTGCAAAAATCTCTGCTATTGTCTAAATCTTTATTTTTTACATCAGGTCGCCAACCATATCTATACTTTATCTCATAATTTCCTTTTCTATTATCCCCGTTCAAAACATCTTCTCCCAAATCATTAACCACAATATCTTCTGATAATACATCTAAATAACCTTCATCTTCCAAACTCGAAATAATTTTATTTACTTCTTTTTCTGAAACTCCAATTGATTTAGCTATATCACTAGTTGGTGTTAATGAGTCTGACTTTAAAATTTTCATTATCTTATCTTCATCAACACTAAGTGTTTTTTTGAAGCTTATAAAAAAATCTTTTTCGTGCTTTTCAAAATCAAAATTTTCAGTATCAAAAATTGGTGTTTCTTTTACAACAACGCCATTTATTTTACTCCCATATTTTTTGAAAATATTAACATCTGAGCTCATGGCAATATTTTTTTTTACTTTAGGAAATCTTAAAATTTCTAAAAGCTGTTCAGCGCCATATAAATTATAAGCCTTCTCATAAATACTATCAGGTACAGCTCTGTTAATAGCTTTTATGTCTTCAAACTCTATCTTACAAGTAATGCCAAATAAACTAGCAAACTTTTTTATTACCTCTTCTAAATAATTTTGTCTAACATCAATATAAGTGTTATAAAATAATTCATAAGCATCAATAATTTCACTACGTCCACCTAGCTGACCCTCTGTTTTTATTCCTGCTAACATTGGACTAGTCAACTTATGTCCTGTTAAAATATCTTGCTCAACTCTCTTTCCAATTTCAATAAATTTTTTATCTAACTCATTTGGAGCAAACGATGTTATTGTTGGTGCTTTCTCAGCAGAGTCATTAAATGTTATTAATATGCTATCCGCGGCATCCGTTCCTGTAAATTTTTCCTTTAAAGAGTCTTCTATTTCCTGTTTAGCTAGGTCATCTGGATTTCCATTATTAAAATTAATAATTGTTCCAATAGAAAAATTTGACTTAACACAATTTCTATGATAGTTAGCAATCTCAATATCTGTTTCTATACTAGTAACTGCACCAACATACTCAGGCATAGGATATACATTCTTATCCTTTGAGTTTCTTGGACTTAATATTTTATAATAAAAAACGGTGTTTGGTTTTGGGTTATTAAAATCAAATGGATCAAACTCTTTATACCCAGTTTTTTCAGGTGATTGCTTTTGTGATAAACGCCAATCATTAGAATAAAAATATTTTTTTTCATCAGCACTAACTCTCATCTTTGAAAATGGAATATAATTTATTGAAACAATTTTAGTTTTTGCTTTATTAAAAATCGGCTCAATAAAAAACCCATTAAACCACTCAAAGTCTGAAACCATTCTTCTTCCAAATCCATCAACATCAAATTGCTTAATAAATACCTCTGCCTTTGCTCGTTCAATTAAAGATACTCCAGCAGATACTACATTTAATCCTTTTCCATAAATATAATTTACTTTAGAAGAAAGTATAGCGGAGTGTTTTGCTGACCTAGTAGCAAGCTCGGTAAGAAATTCAGGATACTGATTATCGACACCATAATAAACAAAATCCTTTCCTTTTACCTCTTTAAACTCAGGTACTTTATGATTTTCAAATTTTAAAATACTTATTTTACTCATCTACAATTATTATATTATTATCGGTTGTATCTGTATATGTTGTATCTACAACACCTTTAACTCTTACTATTCCTATCTCTAAATAAGTTGGGTAATTATCTGTATTTTCTGGTATTAAATTACTAGAGCTCGTTTGTTCGTAAACTTTATATGTCCACTGTCCAGTAGGATTAAGCTCTATTGTGCCACTACTATAATTAGTAGTGCCACTTGTTTCTGTAATTAAAAACTCATTGAACCTTCCAGTAGCACCACTTAAATCAGCTGCTAAAAAATTTATACCCTCTCCACTTAAATCGCTTGTAAAATTAAATAAATAGTAAGGCATTGTTAATGTAACATTCTCTGTTAATGTTAATACTATCGTGTTGTTACTGTTCTTGTTTATTACTATCACATATATATATATATAATCTCTACTTTTGGCTAAAAAAAAAGGTGTAAATTAATATTACACCTCTCGTTTTTTTATTTATAAATACTATACTGTTACAGTTGCTAATATTGCGGATGACAATGTTGATGCTAACTCTGGCTCCATGCCTGTTAGTGAAATTGTAGCACCATTAAAATCACCAAATGTTTTACCAGTAGAAAATGATGATTCAGAAATATCACAACCAGTTGTTTGACCATATAGCTTTATGATTCCATTTCGGTCTTTAGTAATTACCATACATCTATTTTCCGCTAATGTTTTTAAGGTATATCTCAGCGATGCCGATTGTTTAGGCAAAGTGAATGTTATTTTCTGCTCAAAATATAATGTGCCATTTTCAACATTACTAACTATACTTTCCGTTGATTCCGCTGTTTGTTTTTTAAGTTGAAAAGTAAAAAACTTTTTCCCACTAGAACAGCTCATTGCAGATATAACGCCAGAGGATGCTGTAATATTGCCCTGTGGTACATTAGTAAACTCAGTAATATATATTTCCTCAATTCCGCCAATAGAGTTTAAACAATCTATTGAACTTCCTTGAACTATCGTAGTACACGCCATTTGTATTTGTTTTAAAAAAAGAGAGAGATTTTACTCTCTCTCAATTTTGGTTATTAAGAATTTTTGTAAGTAACTACTTCTGACCCAAATTTTACACCAGCTCCAGCCTTCCACTCAATAGACATTTTAAAAACTCTGTCATCCTTTGAGTACCACATCTCATAATTTTCTGAGTCATTCACTAAGTCGGTTGCGAAATAAAGGTTATCCCAGTATGTCAAAACAATTCTATCTTGGTAGGTTGCAGTTGTATTTGCAATGTTGCTTAAACCATCAACTCCAATTACTTTGATGTTAAAGAAAGGAAAAATTAATTCCCAAGCTCCCAATGTTTGATTAACTGGTACGTGATAAAGATTTGCATTACCTAAAGCAATCACTAATAATCTGAAAGTGTCTTTACCCATAATGTAAACTAAATCCTTTGATAAAATATTCGCAGGTGCTGAAGTGTACATATTTTGTAAGATGCCGATAATATTTGCTGTTGTAACATCAGCTGTTGCTGTTGCGTAAGTTGGTGAAGCCGCATCAATTGCTTTGATTAATCCATCAAACTGTTTTAAGTTAGTTGAGAATGTGAAAGCCGTGTTACCTTGCCAGATTGCTTGCTCCATTTGAGCTGCAATAGTTTCATTTACAACTCCTGTAATATATTGCTCTAATGGCATTACATCTTGTTTAACACCGGGACGTAAATACTTTTGAGTATATTTTTCCTCTAATGTTTTAGGACAAAATTGGTTTTCTACTTTTACATCAGCTACTGTGATAGTAGATTGCGTAAATGTTGTATCACCTGATGCATTGAATGTACAAGTACCACCAGATTGAAATGGCGAAGTAATTGCAGCAAAATTAATAGTTTGTTTGTGCTTAATCCCTGTGATAATATCAATAGGGTAAGTCAATGTTTGTGCCCCAACAATTGAAGCGTGTAATAAGTCTGATTTGTTTTGCTCAATATATTCTGGTAAAGAGCTTACTGTATAATCTGCCATTTTATTTAATTTTTTTTAGTTAATATTTATTTTGTTAATTTTTTAAATGCTTCTTTAATTTCATTGCGTTGGTCTTTTCTTGTAACAACAGCACTTTCAGTTGGTGATGATATAGGCTCATCTGAAATAGCTGTAACAATTTCAGCAACCTGTTTTGAAAAATTAAAATTACTTTCTATTTGCTTTTTCAAAGCAATATTTTCTTCGCTTAGTTTCTCAGACTTTTCGTTTATAATTCTAACTATTGAACTAAAATCTATTTCAATTATTTCATTTTCCATCTCTATTTTAAATACGTGCTCTTCAACTTCACTTTTAATTATTCTTTTTGGTTGTGCATTTGAAGCCGCAGGAGCAGTAACATTAGACTCTACATTTTTTGAACCATCAACTTTATTTTCTTCTGGTGGAGCTGCAACTATAATATTATCTATTGCGCCTGTTTCATTTACAACGGAAAAAGTTGTACCATCTTCTAAAACATAATCTCCAATAGGCAAAGGCAACATAGAGCCAGAATCATCTACTAACATTACAATAGTGCCAACAGCTAAATCACCTTCATAGGAAATAATATTTCCATCCGATAATTTAGCATTTTTAAATGTTGCCTTTTGAGATTCAAAGCCTAAAACGGCTTTTATTTTTTCAATTGCTTCTTTTCCTGTCATTGTATAAATGTTTTAATTATATATATAGTTAATTAGATAGTGGCTAACTTATGATTGTATATTAGATAATATTTTCTTTATTTCATTGATCAATTTATTTTCTTTAGTATCTTTTAAATATTCTAAATCAAAAAATCCCTCCACAGAAATTCCATTAAACTCTCCGCTCTTTACAAACTCATTCCACTTATTATCATCGCTAAATTTATAAGATACAAACCAAGTTCCTTCAGGCAAATCTTTAAAAGCATCAGGAGCTTTTATTCCCATTTGATAATCCGACACCCAACTATTTTTCATAAATAAACCACTCATCGGTCTATCTGTATCATGCATCTCGTTTATATTATGCAGATACCCTTTGCTCATAAATTTTTCTTGTATTTTATTTATTTGGTCTTTGTCAAATACTACATAAAACTCGCCCATTTCTTTACTACGTCTAAATATCGGTAAGTCAGGAATCATAGCAGGTGAAACAATAATTTTTCTTTCCGCGTCTGCTTTAAATTTTAGATTACTATTAAAAGCCATCCAGTTAACCATTATAGCTGGCTCATCAACAAACGCAATTGCATTTACTCCACTTTCATCTTCTTCTTCCGATATTACTATTTTATAAACTGGTAATTTATCCATACATATATATATTAATTATTACTATTTGGCTAACTTATATTTTAGAGTTTAACTCGATAGAACTAACTCTTTTTTGTGATTTCGTTACATCTGTTTCAACTAAATAAACTTTACTTGCATTTTCATTATTAGATATTGGTTGTTTTACTGTGCCGTCCGCATTTAACTGAGTGCTACCTTGACTAGGTGATGTTATTGTTGGTGCTGTTACATTAATAGCAGATTGGCTAGAACCACCTCCACTTTCATCAAATTTTTGTGAAAGTATTTTTAAAACATTTGCGGTAGCCATAGCACCAACACCTATTGATGCTGGTATTGCTAAAGCTCCACCTGTTGCTAATGTTTTTTGAACAGCTTGTATTCCATCAATAGTCGCACTTGTAGCTCCATAAGCCTTATTTACGTTAAACTGTTTTCGCCTTATTTGTTTTTCTGCAACGGCATTCCCTTTAGCATGATTCAACTGAAAACTAAAAATTAAATCTGTAATATTTTTTATTCCATCAGCCATTGACTGGTATGTATCTATTCTTGAATTAACCTCTTCTTTTGTTAGTTCTTTTCTTTGTTCCGATTTTTTTTCTTCTAAAGAGTTATAAAAAGAGTCTATTTCATCCATAGCAGCAAACTCATCTTTTTGTTTTTCTTCAAAAGTTTGTGCACTATTTATTCTACGTTCTAAGTCAGCAATAGCAGACTCGTCTAACATCCTTTGAATATCTTGCCTATGCTTTAACTCGGCATCTTTCCTTTTGCCTAATTCCGTTATATAATTCTCTGTTTTTTTCTTTTCTAAATTTATTTCTTCATATTTTAAATTCTCAAAATTTTGTTTAAAATCTAATAAATCTTGTTTTTCTTTTTCTATTGCATCCAAATCCTCTTTTGCTCTGCCCTTTTTATTTTCTTGAATAGCTTTTTCAAAAACCTCCGCAGCCTTTTCATTTCCTAACTTTCTTTGGATAGATGCACTTATCTCTAAATAACTTTCCTGAATCGAATTGTTATCCTGCACATCTCTTATCTTGCTTTCATGCAACTTTATTGACGTTTCAACTTCTTGTATTTTAGCTAATATTAATCTTCGTTTTACTTTTATTACTTCTTCTTCACTAGCACCCTGTGCTTTTAATGCACCTATCTCTCTCTCTATCTGTCTACTTAATATTTCGTTACTTGCTTTTTGAACTTCTAATTGTTTATTTAATTCTTTTGTTGCATCACTACTCTTATCCATTGAGTAGTAAAAAGCTGTTAAAGCAGTTGCTATGGCTGCAACTCCTGTGGCTATTAATCCCAATGGGTTGCTTGCAAAAGCTGCTTTAATAACTAAACCTAAATTTTTAAACCCATCTTTTAACTCTCCTAATTGATTTATAGATTGGCTAAATGCCATAGCCGCTTGTACTTTCACTAAAGTTTTTTCTAACTCTTCGTTTTGAGAGCCAAACAATGCAGTAGCAGATGTTACTGCACTAAAACCATTAGCTACACCACCTATAACACCCGATAAGGCTTTAAATTTCTGGTCTGGATTAAAAGCATTTATAGTGTCGCGTAAATCTCCTATATCATCTCTCAATCCGCCCAACCTCTCTAATTGAGCTATATATTCTTTAGTCCCTTTAGTTAAATTAGATAGCTCCTTTTGTCCTTCTTTAAACTCTTTTTTTAAATCACTTAAAGACTTGCCAGCCTTATTACTATCAGCCTCTATGCTATATGCTATTACTTCTTTTGCCATTTTTATTGTATCTCAAATGTTAATGAAAAAGCTACGTCAACCATGTTTGTTGAGTTGCTAAAAGGGCCCGAGTCCCACGCTTTTATTATTAAATAATTATTACCCTCGTTTCCTAGAATAAATATATCGTTGTACATTTGTGACCCATCGGAAACAATTACATTTTCCGCAAACGTAGAGCCAACAATTAATCCGTTTGGTAATTTTATATTAGGAAACGTAACACCACCTGAAAATGTTGAGTCTTCAATTACTAGACTCCAGAACAGTGTTTTACCGACCTGTCTATATTTATTGTTAATCAAATCAGCACTATCAACAGCCCATGTTCCGCCACCATCTGTATAATAATCACTACTATTGTATGGGTGGCTACTCCACTCTGTATTTCCTAGCGATGCTATTGTACCACTTGTAATTGTTGTGTTGAACATAATAAGTGAGTTACTCTCCGTTACTATTGTTCCGCTACTATTGAATATACTTACATTACTAAGCCCATCATAAATAGTGCATCCACTACTATTGATTAATGTTATATTGGTTCCTCCATGAACATAATTATTATCTCCTATAATTATTGCATTTCTTAAATTACCTCCTAATGAGTTTCCACTGCCTTGAACTATTATACCACTTCTTTGCCCCGTTACAACTGGCTTTGGGTCGCCTTGTAAAATACCTGTTCCACCATTTATAGTTGAGCTACTCGCTGTTATTATTGTTCCGTCTTTTATTTTTATAAACTCACAGCGTGTGGTTTGTGTGTTTATCGGGTCGTAATCATATATTTTATTTAATCTAAAATATTGCCCTTCAAAATAAAACTTATTTCTAAAATCTAAATCAAATATATCCGTTGGTGTTAAATGAAAATAACCAACAATAATTTTACTATCAGGGCTTGTAATTTCTTCTATTTGTTTTTTATGATATAAATTATAAACATTAGCATTAGTATAAATATTTGTATTATAAAACAACTCCTTTGGAGGTGCAAAACTTAAATCAAATGTTGGTGCTGTTATACTATTTAAGTGCCCGCAATATGGATAAGTTGTTTCATTGTATGATATTCCGTTATCTGTATATACCCATGTGTTATTAGTATTTAAAACACCTCCATAATAAAGTAATCTAATATTTGAAGGCTTGAATTTTACAACTCCTGAATTATCTGCCTCCCAAATTTTAGGCATCACTTTGTCATCCCCAGCAGATGCTACAACTGGAGTAGGGCTAAACATTACTTCTAATGTTCTATTTCTAGTTAAAAAATCTGAGTCAACCTCAACCGACCTGTTACTATATACTTCATTGTATTTACTTTCATAAATACTATTGTATGAGTCTTTATCGCTTTTATATTTATAATTAAAAACTTTAAAATCTAATTCTCCCATTGGAGTAACCTCTAAAACCCGTGAGTTATCTAGTTTATAAGTCCAATCATTTATTGTTCCACTTGAATAAAAATCGTCCCTTGTTTCAATTAATAACCTATTACTATCATTCTTATCAACATCAACATAAAGTCCAAACATTTTTATTACATCACTTAATAAATCTTTACACTTTATTTTATTTGGTACAGCTAAAGATAAATCAACAGTATCACCATATTGTAATCCATTATTAGGTATTGAGTTATTGAACCTAGAAGTTGTTTTAACGTTATATGTTTGACCATTATATATAGCACTAAAACACCTTAACTTTACTTCTATATAATCACCTGCATTTAAAAAATGGTTTTGAATGTTTACGTTGATAGTTCCAACCGTAGTGCTAATTGCTTGTGTATATGTTGATGCTATTGCTGTATTATTGCCATTCTTTTGTAACTCAACCCACGTAGGAATTACCGAGCTACTAGTCCAACTAACATCGGATGAAATATTATAATATCCTGATGTAGGGGCAACCCACCTACTAATACCAGTATCAAATGCATTAGCTGGGTCACTTATATCATTATTAAACGGAACTAATGCAGCTGGAAAATTACTAGCCGTTACATTTACGTTTGATGAAATACTTGCCTCAAATAATTTAGCGGCAATTTGCGATTCAGTATATTTTAATACATCATTAGCGGGTATGATTAAATTTTTAAAATGAGTACTATCAAAAAAAGAGCTATCATAGGTATATCCAGTATAACTAAATATTTTATCTATATAAGTCCTTAAAAATATTGATGGTAAAAAATGTATAGTGTCAAATGAATTAAAATTATTATCAAAGCCATAATCAATCATAGGGTAAACATAGCCGTTACTATGGTTGTTAGTCCATGATGCTTTTTGATTTATCCTATTTAATGTATGAGAGTAAGAGCTATAATCTAAATCTCTTAACTCCGTATCACCTAACTTTTGGAATATATTTCCAACTTGTCCACGAATAGAGCAGCTATAAACCATGTCACTCTTATCGTCAACATCAATACTTAGTAATTGTAAATACCCATATATCTGTGGAACATCATCTATGTATAATATGCAATCAGCCTTTCTATTAGGATTAAAACTACTATCACTTAATCCTAAATCAAATATATGTGTAAATAATTTATTATTGTTTTTAGTTGCAGGTATTTTAATCGTCTTAGAGTAGCTAGCATCCCTCTTCTCTGGCTCTCTAATATCCGCTATTGCAAAATTAATAGGCGATGAAACATCGTCATACATATCAATACTTCCACTGCTTACTAAATCTATTCTAGTTCTTCCCATTAGCCTCTTTGTCTAAAACGTTTATAACTAAATTTAATATCTATAATTAAATTAAATAACTTTTTGTTTACCGTTTGCTCTCTTTCAAATTGAGATGTTACAATCTGAATAGGTATATGCTCTCCATCTCTTAACATATAAATATCAGGGCTTGTAACTAGCTCTTCTAGCCAGTTTTGTGTTTCTTCATTTATATAGTCACTTCTTAATGTAATTGTATCGTCTATAACAGTAGAGTAATCTTTACGCCCTCTTTGATTTTCATTTATAGAGTAATTAGTCGCACTAGTTAGCTCCCCAAAATTTCTTTTATAAGTTTCTCTTTTTATTTCACTCTTAAAATTAGACTTCTTCAGAAAAGAAAAAGTATCATACCCTCCTAATTTATTTAGAAAATACAACTCATATAATGGATAGCGTGTACAAGTCCTGTCAATGTAATATGTCTTGCTTTCACTTGTTGCTGTGGAATTAAATTTAATAAACTGCAACGTATACCCATACACACTACTTGTTATTATTGGTAACGTACCTGTTAGTATGTCTATGTTACTAGCTGATATGGCGTTCATGTTTATACCACAAGGGAATCCAACCATTTTTTGAGTATCATTAGTAAGTGCTTGGTCTGTGTTTTTTATTCTATAACCTCCAATCGGAGTAATAGACGAGTCAAAAGTAACTACTGACAAATAATAAATATCGCCAGAGCTTGCATTTATGCCATAAATAAACTCATTCCCACTATCTGTACTACTATCAATAAACACTTTTTTTCCATCAGGTGCATTAGTCAACATCTTAGATGATGTCGAGCCTGACTGGTAATTACTAAATGTTGCGTTACAATAGTCTTCGTAATCAAAAACACCATTCCATATAAACTTTTTTGATTGAACAGTAAGGTCTGCATATACGGTAGTTCCGCTAGAGCTAAGCCCATACTCCTCCCCAAATTTTACAATATAACTTATCAATGAGTTGGGGCACGTATAAGATGCGATGTTTGATACATCAAAATCGTGAGTTAAATAATCTTCTAATATTCTTGATGGATTAAAATATCCACTTCCAAACGTGGGGTCTGGTGGTATTTTTATTCTTTTAAAAGATGATGAACCATTTACATATAAATCACATACATATCTAAAATTTGCCTGTGTGTAATTAGTACTAGTAACTACATGGTTTAAGTCATTGTAAGCTGGCTGTAATGTATTAGGTGCTTGAGCTATTGTTATTGCCATTTGTAAATAATTTTATTTCAACTCTAATCTGTCTACCTATTTTTAATTTTAATTCCTTTTCTAATTCTTTTTTTAAAAGACCTTGCATTACATCATCTGCAAAGTGTGTAGGCTTAATACCTTTTTTCTTTACGCTATACCCTATTGCATAAGCTGCACTATTTAAATCCTTTTCTTTGCTATCCGCTTTTAATGCTTTCTTTAGCTTCTTACTCTTTAACTTTGCTATTACTTGGTTCCTTTTAATATTCATTGTAGGTTGAATACCTCTGTTAGCCATAAAGTCTTTCATACTCTGCAATGGTATTCTTTTACCTGCTTTCTTAAACTTAAACGGACTACCTACACTTCTATTCCATCCATCAACACCTTCATTCACGTAGTCCCAATAGTCTGCCATTCTTATTTCTAATACTACTTTTTGCCCTAAAATTTTTACTGGTGCTTTAATGCTTTGATACAAACCTCCTGCTGAAACTCTGTCGACATTAGACAAACTAGTGTGTAATGCATTAACAAATTTTTGTGAGTAACTAGCTAATATATCTTTACCGTTTATGGGCATTTGTCATTCTCTTTTGTTCACTGATAATGTAATCCTGTTTATCTTTAAAATATGCCATTGTATTTATAAACTCAATCGTATTCATGTTTAGAAAAAAATCCCACTTACTTCTATCATTATTACTTAAATTATCTAATAAATAGTACCAGCTCCAATGTTTTATAAATGATGGTCTAACATCTTCTTCGCCATCTTCAATACTTTCAGTCTCTCCTTTACCAAATAAGTTTTTGTAGCTCTCTGCAATTTCTCCCAACTGTTCAAAAAAAAAGTGCTATAACTCATAGCAAGATCAATTGTTAGATTTTTTAAAAATAATTCGGCATATTCTTTTTGATTCTTTATTGTTTTTGGTTTTCGTTTTCCAAACCAATTTAACTCATAAGCAAATATTGAGAGAACATTGTGTATATTTTCATTTGGGGATTTAGCGTATTCGCTAATATCAATAAAGCAAGATGCGATACTATCCCTCAAATACATATCAAACTCAAACCTTCTATTTTTTAATTTAAAAGATATTGCAGCCTTTTTTTTAGGAATTTCAGTAGAAATAAAAGATGCATCGTTTAGATACTTCTTTAATAAATTAATTGGAATATTCTCAAAGTATTCAGGCTCTTTACCTGTTATTGCACCAAGAATAGCAAATGATTTTATTTCATCATTTTTAAAATCTAATTTTGAAGCCTCATTTAATAGATAGAATTTATCAATTGTTAACTCACTCCACTTACTAGGTACTTTCATTTGCCTTTTATATATAAATATAAAAAGAATTGAATTGGCTAAGTGCTACCTAACATCATAAACACCACTTAGCTTTAACGATTTTAAGCAATGATAACCTATTGCTGTTGACATAACACCATCATCATGGAAGCCATTTGGTGCGGAGTACCTTACACTCTTTGTCTTTGGATTATATTCGTATGTAAATAAGTCTAACTCTTTTAATAACCAGTCTTTATCTAGTATTTTTAATTCCTTTGATTGATTTGCCACAACTAACTGTTCTATTATATCCTGTTTGCTTTTCGAGGTTGTTACAAATGGATTAATTAGATTTGGGTTTTTAACCTTTGATTTAACTTGTTCAAAAATAGGATCACCAATACCGTTTACCTCCACCAATGTATAGCACCCAAACTCGTTTATTCTCTGAACAACCTTGTTAACTATATTATTCCATGTGTCTTTATTCCACCTTTCAATGTAATACATTTCTCCATTTGAATTAAACACACTTAACACCGTGTAGTCGTCTGCCCTACCTATGTCCAACCCTGCATACATTCTATTTGTTTTCTCGGACTTAGTTATAATTGTTAAGTCGTTAAACATTCCAGCACCACCGTCAATAAACTCAGCCAGGTATTCTTGCCTAAATACGTGGTCAGGCAATGTTAACCTTGCATCATCTATCTCAGTAGGGTTAATGATAGGGTTATCGTATGAAGTCATTTTAAATGACTTGTATTGTGGGTTTTGACTTTCTAAATTAAAGATTTGATGGAAATGGTTTTTACCTTTAGGCGTTGAAATTAGTAATACCTTTTTCCCTTTTACTAATACAGTTGCTCTTAACACCTCAGTCCATGCTTCGCTATCCATAAAGGCAAACTCATCACATACTAAGTAATCAAATGTAAAACCCCTTATATTGTCATATCTCTCAGCACTAAAGAACTCAATAGTACTATTGTTGTGTCCTTTATAAGTTAGTTCCGTTCCGTTATGTGATTTGAATACGTGTTGGTTATTACCAAAAGCACTCTCAATATCCTTGTAAACCTTTTTTGATTGTTTATAGATAGGTGAAACCCATCCAATTCTACAATTAGGTACGTTAAAAAACCAATCTAACACTTGATTAACAGCTAGTAACGACTTACCAAACTGCCGACCAATCGCTAACACATAGTACTTATGATTATCATTCTTTATTGAATGGTGTATCTTCGCCTGATTGCTGTGGGGTTGATATAGTTGTACCGAAACTTGCTTCGACATTCGTTACTGTTTGATTTACATTTTGTGTTGTTACGTCCGTCCATCCCATATTCTTTAAGGCAAATACAGCCCCACCAAACTTAAAGGTTCTTAAATCTAATTCGTATGACATTTCAACGGCAGTTCGTGCCTTTTTAATTAGGTCGGTAAACTCTTCATTCTCTTGATATTCGTATAGGCTAGACTTGTGACTAAACCCTAAGTATAAAACCAAACCATTTACGGCTATTTCCATCTTATTCTCTATACACCAGTTAAAGTATTCATTAATCTTTAACTCCATTTCTTCTGCGGTTTCGTATTTGCGAGGTCTGCCACCATTATTGCCTAAAGCAAATAGGTTATGCTTTGGAGCTGCCACTATTTAATTATGTATTTAAGATTAAAGAATTGATTCCATGCTATTGAAGTATCTAATGATATTTTTTTATCTAGGTATATTTTTATAGAGTGTAAATTTAAATCTGAGTCTGTTATTATTAAAGTGTCGTCTTTATTTACTTTTATGTTTGTTCTTTTTGTGTTATAAACACTATCTATTGCTGTACTTCCCTTTTTTATAAGTAGTATTTGTCCATTTGGATAAAGACTTTGACCAATTACATCTAATGTAATAGGATTAATAATTTGTGTTGTTAAATTGGTTTCTTTTTCGTCCTTCTTGCAAGACGTAAAGATTAGTAAGCTAAGTATTATTATTTTTTTCATATATCTTTAGCGGATAGTTCATTCATTTTTTTAGTTTATCTATTATTGCAGCTTGTCCTCTTCTAATCCAGTTACGTTCACAGTCTTTACACATTGTAGCATTGCAAAAGTTACAATAGATTACCTCCTTTATAGTTGTATCTTTGTCTAGTAACTCACATACTCTGCATATTCCGTTCATAGTCCAAAAAAACCTCGCCAAAAGTTATGAAAGAACTCTTTTATTTTATACATTATAATTCCTTTCATAATCCTGTATTGCGTTGTTAACTTCTATTAATGCAGTTGCTAAACAAGTAGCACACCCTTTGTTTACTACTTTCTTATAATCAAACAATGCATCACAACCACCTACGTATTGACCTGTTTTAGCAAATAAATTTATTACATCTCTGTATTGGTTAAAGTAATCGTATTCCTCTTTACTAATCATTTGCAAATATACAACATTATTTTATAAAGTACACGGCTGTACTATCTTTTATTGTTTGGTAGTTTGGCTTGTATCTTATTTTTTTAAAATATTCGTCACATGCTAACTTGCATCCAGTTAACCCATAGTCATCTACAATAACTACACCACCTTTTACTACTGACTTGAATAGGTACTTTAAACATACCATTGTGCTTTCGTAAAGGTCGCCATCTAAACGAAGTAAAGCTATCTTGTTTGGTTTGTATTTTGGTAGTGTATCCTGAAACCATCCAGCAATAAACTCTATGTTGTGCAAGTTGCCACAAGCATTTACTATGTTGTTCTTACAGTTTTCAATTGGATGCGCTGTTATTCCTGTACTAACTAGCCTTCCATCCATATCTGGAATCCATCCGATACCAGCTTGCTCAGTGTCTTTACCTTCAAGTCCGTATGGTATACCCTCAAATGAATCAAATGCAATAATGTTTCTTATTTGTCCTTTATGTCCTAAAGTCTTTTTCATTAAACATATCTGACCTCCAGCTGCAACACCACACTCAACAAAGTCCCCTTCAATATTGTTATCAATAACGTAGCGTGTCATTTCCATTGTGTTTTCGCACGTTGTTACATTTGCGTAACAATACTGCATTATTTGTCCTTCTGTCATATTGATAAGTGATGAATGTATGCGTGGTTACCGTATTCGTATGGCTCAAAGCAATGTGATGCTGTTGTTATAAATCCATAATCGTACATCTTTATTCCATGTCTATTGAATAACACGCTCATAACCGCTTGATCGTGTCTATGTGCTACAAATCCATGCCTTGCACTTGTACCCTCGTTAAACGAACCTAGCTCTGATTGTTTTATTATATCTTCTAATACTTTATAGGATATATCGTAGTTAAAGTTTAACCCAAATGCACCGCCCCATACTTGGGGTATTTCGAGTAAGTCGCTATCACTTAGCCAAAGGTTGCTTTGTGATTTGTCGCTTATGTATTTGCATAAAGGATGTCCTAAGTTATCAAAACAAAAACCTGCTCCAATAAATAATTCGTTCAAATCCTTTTTTATTATTAAGGAGCTATCTAACCATACTATCCTTTTATATCCATCGTTAACAGCCTTTCGTATTAGTTCAAACTTAAACTTGTATGGCACTTCGCTATGGGGTGTTACACTATCACGTAGTATCGGTACACCTTTGTAACTATCAATAGCCATGTCTGGTGAGTAAACTCGTATATCCAAATCAAACAGTAAAGCACTATCAATTAATCTTAATAGTCCTTTATGATAATCTTCGCGTCCTTTTGATGCGTAGCTAATTAGTAGTGTTTTCATTTAATATACGATCAGCTTCTGAAACTGCTTTAAAGTGGTTATAGTTGTGTATTATCTTATTTGTCTTTGCTTCTGTTTTAATATCCTTTAATACTCTTCGCATCCATTCCCAATCTTCATTGTGGTTTAAGCTACTAAACTGATACTTTATTGCTATACTTCTTCTTATAGGGCAAACGTGCCATGCATTACGCTTTACTTCTTTCTCTGGTGTTGCTTCTTCGTTCGGGTTATTCAATCCCATATCTATTACAGTCCAATATGTATCACATTTGAATAGTGATTTGAACGTACACACATCATTGCCACGTTCGCAAAGTCTTAATAATGTTTCTACGTAGTCGGGTGCAATACCCTCATCATCATCTAAGAAACAAATATACTTCTTTGTAGCTCTATTTAATAAGCTATTGCGTTTCTCTCCTATACTTAATCCACCTTCTAAATACTTCTTACTATTATCAATTACTACCTCTACTTCGCCTAACATAGCATGTATCTTAGCACAATAGTCTATCTGCTTTTCAAGTTCCTTTAACAATATAGTTAAAGTCTTTTCTCTTTCGGGGATTGATGGGATTAATATACTAAGCATATTCTTTATTATGTGTTGAATACCTATACCAATACATAGGTATATCAATTTTATATTCCGTTTCTAACTTTAACCTTTCACTATACCATTTATCTTCTGCATTTGATATGTCTGGGAATCCATGTACTAAAGCAATCTCACGCTTTACCGCTGTAATATGATTCGTATGTCTTAAGTATATTAACTCACCATTCTCATATACATCTCTATCCTGATTATCTTTTGATAGCCTCCACTTTATTTCAGAGCCACCATTGATAGAATAGAATCCATTGATAGCGAAGCAATCAGCATCACTATCACAAGCCTTTAACATTTCACTAATGTAGTAATCTGCTACCCAATCATCATCATCTATAAAAACTACATACTTACCTGTTGCTCTACTTAATAGTTTATTAGCCTTTGCCCCCGATGTTATTTCTTTATTGTCAACCTCAAATAATATCTCTACTTCATCCGTAGCTTGTAAGTACAAATGATTTAAAAGGTTTGTTAACTTATCCCTTCTACTTTCTAGTGACCGTATGAGAATACTTAACTTCATCGTGCCATAATTAGGTTTTCAGCGTTAATATGTACTACTCTAAACCCTTCAAACTTATTAATGTAATCAATGTATTTATTTGTTTCTTTACCATTCGTTTCAACACACACCATTTCACAACCTACCTTATCTAAATCTATTTGTGTAAGCACTTCATAGTCGCAACCTTCCGTATCGATGGATATAAAATTAAATGTACGCAAAGGACTTGTTATCATAAATGTATTAAAGTCTATCACTTCACACTCAATCGTTTTAAACTCAAAAGCACCTTTCCATCTATCTAACTCACTATTTATTAAGGTTGAATAGTATGTATCGTTTGCATTAAAACTGAACGTACCATTTACTTTACCCATTGCCATTTCATAACATAACACGTTTTTAAATTCCATGCAATTCTTTGCTAGTCTTTCAAATGTTTCTGGATGTGGCTCAAAGCATATACCATCCCATCCTAGCTCCATTAAAGCTCTAGTGTTTGATAGGTCTTTGCCATCATAAGCACCTAAGTCTAAAAACGTTCCTTTCTTATCTTTGAAGTGGTTTAAAATATAAATTTCTTCCTGGTTTTGGCTATACATAGTTATTTGCTTTACGTTTTAAATAGTTTGCATTATCAATAGGGTGATAGCTTTCTGTTATTTGGTATTGCATATCATTAGGTGCGTTACCATGTGCAGGGTGTAAGTGTTTGAATATATCTTTGTTTACATACTTATAACATCCTAGCATCTTTGCTACATCCATTGTTTCGTTATCACACCATAAAGATTTATATGATGGGTGGTAAATGTATTTAAATCTATTGTAGTAATCTATACCTAGTATACTCATGCTTATTAATGCCTCACCTGTTACTCCATCAGGTAAGTGAATACATTGGTCTAGGTTATCAAATGAATCTCTAATAATATTATCAAATCCATATTTCGTAAAAACCATATCATCACTCATGTTTACTACTATACCCCAATCACATACCTTTGTAAACTCATTAAGGTTTCTGTTTATAGCATCTACTTTCGTTGTAGGCTTATCAGGATTAACACAATATGTATGAGGGCAGTCTAATTGTGGCAATGGGTGCATAGTGGCATCGTGAAGCTCATTCTCAACACTTATAAGTATATGATAATTGGATTTATCCGCTACGTTATTTATGATTGAATCAATCCCTCTTAAAAAATTGGAACGTCTGGAACGTGTTGTATATTTGAATAGTATCTTCATAAAGGGATATAAATGTTTTCTATTCCTTTTGCAAATTTAGGAAAATTTATTTTAAAAAGCTCATTTTTTTCTTCATTTGTTATTGAACTTTTATGATTTGGGTTGCTGTAATCTTCGGAGTATAAATAGTTTTCTGTTCCTTGCAAACACATATAAGGTTGCTTATTAAAACCACTCTTATAAACTCTTTGTGAGTATTCAGCGTGTTCAAACCCCCATGTTTCAAACCCTTCATTAAAAGCCCCAACGGTACTTACCATTTCTTTTGTTAGAAACATAAAAACACCTCCACATTCTTTGTAGGTGTTGCCTCCTAAATATGTATGTAGCTTGTCATTTAAAAATAGCCAATGAAAATCACGTGTGTTTGGAATATAAAAAAAATCTATCCAATTATCTTTTATCGGATAACAATCGTCATCGAAAAGAAAAACATAATCACAATCTTTTAATGCTCGTAAACATTCATTCTTACGATATGCCACTCCTTTACGTTCTATGCTATCGTCTGCTATATGCAAAGTTACATTAGTCATATCTGTATGCTTATGTATGCTTTCAATACATTTAGCTAAACAGTCAGGTCTTAAAAATGTGGTCACGCCAATTCCTATACGCATGATTCAAGTATTTGTTTACGTTCTACATTCACAGTATCAATATGGTATTTCACTTTCACATCTTCATATAACTGCTCACTCAAATCTGATACCATATTTGGCTCTCTTATCATTTTACGCATAGTAGTGTACCAATCAATGCCATTTCTCATTGGCTTTATCATTACACTATTATCTTTAGTAGCTAATAAGTCATAAGGCTTCACATCACTTACTATTACAGCTTTCTTCATAAAACCCGCCTCAATCAATTTTAACTCACTCTTGTTTCTACTAAACATTGTTTCAGCTAAAGGAACTAAACTTACATCTATCTCATTATATAGCACCCCGTAATTAAAGCAATCACGACCCCATAACCTACGATATTCCTCACCATGTGTAAACTCATTATGGCTAGGCATTTGTCTTTTTAAATAATCTAAATATTCAGGATTGCGAATGTTTTTAAGGTTGTTTGTCATTAACTGCTCAATAAATTCGTAGTACTTGTTCATCCACATCTTTTCGCCATCTTTTATTATGTTGAATCCCGCTACACATATTTGATACTTATCCCTACTATATTTGTCGTAAAACAATTTATTAACTTGACTTGTTAAAATCATTGCATCGTGAACATGATGTACACCTGCAATATATCCAAATCTTAACCTATTGTTTTCAACCTTGTTTATCTGCCATTGCTTTTCATTCGGGTTAATAGCATTAGGTAATATGTATACATTCTCATTCAGCTTACTTATTTCTTCAGCCAGATACTTTGTAGTAGTCGTTACCACGTCCGATAACTTAATAGCCTCAATGGTTTGTTGTGGTATGTTATTATCAATATATGCCTTGTAAAGTTGGTGTGTTTTTGGTAGCACCCAATAGTCATCAATATCAAAGTGTATCTTAACTCCTAACTTTTTTAATCGTTTACATATTACTTCTGTTTCACCCTTCTCGCTTATTATTCTCAAAAATGAAACTATATCAAAACTACGTAAATATTCATCTGTAAAATCATTTTTCCACTCAGGTTGAGGATCTACATTTATTTCGAGCAAATTCTCAAAAGGAACTATTTGCCTATGATAATTTAATCCCGTTAATCTCTTTGATGTTATAAGGAGTATTTTCATTTTATTTTTAATAACTCTTTTTTTACTTGTGAAACTAAATACTGAACGGTAGAACGAGGTATGCCAGTTTCTTTTGCAACTTTTCGTGAACTTTTTAATTTTAAATACAACTCAAAAATTTTTATTTCAGTAGGGAATCTACTTAAATTTGATTCCATTTTTTTTAACTCATCAAAAACAAATGCCTCACAATATTTTTTTTTTGTTTCTGAAATTATAAAATCCGTTTTGTTTTCTTTTAAATATTTTATATAAAAAGGGCTAGTAGTGCTATTCCAACTAAGCCAAATTATTTTATAGCAATAATTTAAAATTTTTTTATCATCTACTAAGTTAAATAACTTAATCTCATCCATATCATTTATAGATAAAATTAACTCACTAAATAAATCATCTTTTAAACTATTTCCATTTGAAACCCTGTAAGCATACGACTTTAAAGAATCATTATTAAATATGTCTAGTAATATCTTTTCTTTTTCTGGGCTCATTAAGCAAATGTAACTTTTATTTTTCTCTAAAAATTACAATTAAATTTTTTATTTTACGCTGCACAAATCTCTTTGGATTACGAGTTTTATTATAATATGCTATTTTGCTTCCTATTTTTTTACTATTTTCAGCTGAATATCCACAAATACTTATTGATTTGTTTATTTTTAAGTCATCTAAAGGGAATGTGCTACTTTTTCTTTTATTTGGTATCATAATACAAAATTAATAAAAATTTTAGAAAGGGCAAATATTAATATTACTATTTACTTTTTTTGCAAATGACCTTAATTTAACTAATCCATATCGTTTTTTGTTTAAAACAATACATAAACATCCATTGTAGCTTCTTTTTTTTAGTAATTTATTTTCTTTAGAATAAAAATTTCCTTCTTGAAAATATCCATCAAAATAAGGATTGAAAGTAAATTTATGTATAATTATTTGATTCATTATTAATATATTAAGAGAGGTAGTTTCGTATATAACGTTGTTACCAGCAATGCCACCGACACCGCTAAAACAACCGTAATTGTGATTTAAAGTCATTAAAACGCTTTTCTTGTTTCTCATAATATTCTTGGTCTATTTCAAATCCTACAAAGTTGAACCCGCCTTTATACGCTGCAAT